AGTCCCCAATTGAAAACGTATTTTGGGATGCAGAATCTGGCATAGTCATGTTGTCAGAAAATGATGCTGAGCAGAGTCCTACAAATGGAACTCCAATGCAGAACATAGGTTTCGTTGAGAAAAACGATAACGAAAAAACAGATATGATAAAGTTCTTAGTTGATAGTGCTAAAGGCATTAATACAATTGAGATGAAGAAGGAGGTAAGTCCTATGAGTGAAAAAACAATCACAGAAGACGTCGTAGAGAAGTCTGATGAGGTAGTAGAAGAATCACAGGTCGCTCCAGAGGCAGACGCCACAACCGAAGATGCAGTAGAAAAGTCTATGGACAATGACGAAGCCAAATCCGAAGAGAAATCTATGGATGAGGAAGAGGTTAAGTCTGACGACATGGATGAAGATGAAATGAAGTCCCAGGATGAAATGAAGTCTGAAGCTGTAGCTGAGGAAGAAGGGGTATCCAAGTCGGATGAAGTAATTGTAAATGCAGTTACTGAAATCCAGAGTACTCTAACATCAGCCTTTAGCGATCTAGCAAATACCGTAAAAGCTCTACACGAGCAGGTATCTGCACTAAGCAAGTCAATTGACTCTGTAAAAAATGAGGTAACAGAAGCCAAGGGACAGTTTAATGAGTTTGGAAAGAGGGTAGATGCTGTAGAGCAAGATACCGCTTTCCGCAAGTCTGGCGATCTAGGCGAGATCGTTCAGGAATCTGAGCCAGAAAAGGTTCAGAAATCCCTATGGGGCGGACGTTTCCTCAAAACTGCCGATCTATTTAGATAAACAAAAATCACAGGAGGTGACAATTATGTCGGAAGAGATTATTAAAAACTATCCAGGTGCTGGTGCTAACGAAGTTAATGGCGAAGGTGCTTTTGCGTCTGGAGGAATTGGTGGTGTAACTAACCCAGGTGCAGACACACTGGGTAACATCCCAACAGCAACACTAGGAGTAACAAGTGGTCCAAATGCCGTAAATCCTTCGGGTGATGCGGCAAGCGGTATCCTACGCCCTGAACAGGCACGTCGTTTTATTGACTACGTATGGGACGCCACTATTCTCGCCAAAGATGGTCGTCGTGTAACTATGCGAGCCAACTCTATGGAACTTGAAAAAGTTAACGTAGGCGAACGTGTTATTCGTGCAGCAGCTCAGGCTAATGCAGAGTACACAAACACAGGTGCAACATTCTCAAAGGTCGAACTTTCTACCAAGAAGATTCGTCTAGACTGGGAAGTTTCAGCTGAAGCACTAGAAGACAACGTTGAGGGTGGTGCCCTAGAGGACCACCTAGTTCGTTTGATGACAAATGCATTTGCAAATGACATCGAAGATCTAGCTATCAACGGTGTTGGAGCTGGTGGAACATCATTTACTTCTATCATGGAAGGATTTGTCCACAAGGCAACAACAGGAGATGCACACGAAGCAGTTGTAACAGTTGCAGACAACGCATGGACTCCAGACGTAATGCAGAAGATTATTCTTGCATTGCCAAGGAAGTACCGTGCACTTAAGAGCAATCTTAAGTTCTACGCTGGTACAGACGCATTCCAGGGAATCGTTAAAAACAACGGAACCCTATCAGATGCAATTGCTGAGGCACTAGGTCAGAACGGTAACACCCAGGCTAACACCCAGGCTTACCTTGACGGCCAGGGCCAGACATTTGGTGGTGCTCGCACTACCCGTGTTCTAGGCATTGATGTTCAGGAAGTACCTTACTACCCTGCAGGATATGTAGACCTTACATTCCCAGCTAACCGTGTATGGGGTTTCCAGAGAGACATCACTGTTAACCGTCAGTATGTTCCTAAGAAGGACACCATTGAGTACACCGTATTCGTACGTTTTGGTATTCAGTGGGAAGAAGAGGACGCAATTGCGTTCGCTGACGCAGACGCTACAGACGCTTCATAAGTCTAACGCAACCTACTAAAAGGGGGCAGGTGAGTAAAATCTCCTGCTCCCTTTTCTAATATCTGTTATAATTAAAGGTAAAGAAGGAGATAGTCATGTCCGAAAACAATAATTCAAATTTTAAAGATGTACCACTTGCTAAACTAGAAGATGGAGAAGCTTTAATTCCTCATCCACTTATAGAAAAATATAAAGAAGCCGTAAAGGCTCAAGAAGAACGTAATGATGTAATTTCCTCAGATAAGATGGCTACTAGCCCAAACCTATCTGTTGCTTCTAATGAAGAAAATGTAATCGGCTCAGCCAGTGCAGAGAAAAAAGAAGCAGCTAAGCCAAAAGCATTCGAATCAAAAGATACAGTTGCAATTTACTCTACTAGAAATGTTAATTGGTCTGGAGTTGGCCAGGTTTCTAAGGGGTACAATATTGTGACAAAGCAAGCTGCAGATAAGTGGACAACACGTGACCACATCAGAATTGCAACACCAGAAGAAGTTGCGAGAGATTTCGGTAAGTAATGGAATTATTAAGAGTTCTGCCATATCAAGACGTAAATATTACATTTACAATTCCAGCTGCTTATGTTTCAAATGAGGCTTTTGTAGCAACTATTACTGATCTGACAGACCTTTCTTATACAACAAAAACTGTAACAGACAATGCAAACTATGTTTGGACAATAGGCCTATCTGGCAAGTATGATACAGATTATCAGGTTGTAATTACAGATGCTTCTGGAGACATCATTCATGATGAAACATATGAAATTGTTAGACCATACGTAAAGCCTTCTGAGCTGGGAGAAACAGCATCAGAAATTGCAGAATACACTAAGTATGAAGAAATTGCAAGAGCCGTTATTGACTCAGTTATCTCAGAGGGATTTTACTACAAAAAAAGAACTTTAGAGGTTGTTGGGCTTGGGGCAGACTATATCCCATTGTGGTGGGATGCAAAAAGAATTTTAGCTGTTTATGAAAATGACGTATTAGTTGAAGATCGTACTTATGAAATAACTAGAGATAAAACTGCAATAACAGAAACAGTTCTTGACGGAGTTAATCGTGATGAGCAGGCCCCATTAATTTTGCCAGCAGCTGCCTCAGACCTTGTAGACACCGTCCTACCGCCTCTACGAGGCTTTCCTAATGGATACGACTATAAGTTTGTTTTAGAGGTGGGATACCCTACAGTGCCCTCAGACATCGTTAGAGCAGCAACTCTGCTGATTGATGACATTAAGTGTGGCAGAAATGACTACTACCAGAGATATATTTCTGCCTATAACACAGACCAGTTTAGGCTACAGTTTGATAGCAGGGTATTTGAGGGAACAGGAAACATTATAGTAGACAAGATACTTTCAAAGTATGCTAAGTCTATTACTAGACTTGGAGTCTTATAATGACTACCTGCGAAAATACCTCATTAATTTTCCCAATGCTTGCAGACATTTATTACCCTATTGTTGATCAAGGACCGTATGGCAATGTTCAAAAAAATTGGATTCATGATAGGACAATTGCTTGCAATTTTAATTCTGCTGGGACAGCCTGGAAAGAAGATATTAAGCCAAACGCCAATATCACCCAAGATAGCGTGATGCTGGGTAGAGTTAGAACAGACATTAGATTTTCTAATGCCGATGTTCAGAACTCAATAACAAACGTGATCGTTACCAATATAAAAGATAAGCATCTTAATGAGATTTACCTAGAAACATCAGGTCCAAGAGCAGGCAAATCTACCCTATTTGAAGTAGCAACCGTTGAGCCTTTTGTCGGTCCATTTGGCTCAGTAGAGTATTACAAGGTTGTTGTTCGTAGATCAGAAAACCAGGCGGCAGACCTATGAGAGTTCAATTTGATGGAAGACAGTTTGCAAAAGATATGAAAAACATGATGGATTATTCTGCTGGATTTTTAGACGGTGTTCAGATGGGTAAGCAGCAACTAATGCACTCTTTAGGATTCCAGACAGTAGAAATTTTAAAAAGCTATATAGACTCTAATGCAAAAGTAAACCCGTCAATCCTTCATCACGTATACGAATGGAACAAAATTGGTAGTCCAAATGCTAGGCTATATGATATAAAATATACCGTAAGCAACCTGGGTCTTTCTTTTAACTCTTCCTTTAGGCAGTCAAATACTGTCCAAAATGGATCAAACACTCCGTTCTATGATAAGGCAAGAATCATGGAAGAAGGAATTCCAGTTACTATAGTTCCAGTAAACGCTCAGGCATTGAGATACATGGACAATGGAGAAGAAGTTTTTACGAAGGGTCCAGTATACGTTCAAAATCCTGGAGGAAACACTGAAGGAAAGTTCCAACAGGTTTTTGATAACTTTTTCAATAAGTATTTCACCCAGGCTTTCTTGAGGGCTAGTGGTATGGCGGCTTATCTAGAAAACCCTACAGTATATAAAAAGAATTTGGCAAAAGGAAAAAGAACTGGCAGGGCTGGTGGAGTTTCTACTGGCTACCGCTGGGTAGCAAATGCGGGGGTGGCTAAGGTTGGCTAATGACTCATTACTGAATACTCCAGTCTTATGGATAAATAAATATCTTCAAAGCAAGATTCTAGATAGCACTACTTTGGATACTCCGTTCTTTCCAACCTTGCCTTCTACAATTAATGATTTAAACTCTTACTTTCCTACTGGTGGCACAATGGCTACGTGGGATAGGTTAATTAAGATGAACAAGAAAAGCTTTCCTCACATCAAATGCGAACAGATCATGTACTACTTTTATGCAAATGGCGAGAACCCTATTGAGAAAATGGTTCAGATTCAAGAGCAAGTCTTGAGACTAATGGACCGTGGGGATGAGACGGCTCAGGAGTTAAACAACTGGGCAGCTAATAGACAGATAAACTTGGGTGGGGCAGCAAACATTGATATCAATGGAAACGTTATAAACCCAGAACTGCTTGTAGACAACATGTTTTATTTTCACGAATTCAAGGTTTATCAGCTAGAAGAGTCTAGGGACATTATAGACTTTGGAACTGCTAGAACCTATGGCGGCAACAAGATTATTATTGATTATGACTATCACCAGATGCCTGGAATAACTAACCATGACTGGGTTCCAGAAAGAATTTTACCAGTAAAACAGATTATTTAAAATAGGCTGATATACTTAGTTTTGAGGAAACACGCCTATTATCTATAAAAAGAAGAGGTGAAATAAATATGGCAACATATAAAAGAGGTACAGCGAGTAACATTATCGTTGGTGCAGCCGCATTGTTTACATTCAATGGTGGTGAATTAGCAGATACAGATCTTCCAGCTTACGAAGCTGAAGGAACTGTTGGAAACACAACAGGAACTTACCGTGAGACTTTAGCAAATGACGCAGACTACCGTAACGTAGGTTACACAATGAACGGTCTAGAGCTACAGTTCCAGCCAGATTTTGGTGAGGTACAGGTTGACCAGGTTCTTGACGTTGCAAAGCTATACAAGCAGGGTATGCAGGTTAACCTGAACACTGCTTTTGCTGAAGCAACACTAGAGAACTTGCTGTTCTCATTGGCTGGTAAGGACGAAGACCTAACCGCTAGTGCAGGTGCTACAGGAATCAAAGCTGTATCCAAGACACTATACATGTCCGCTGGTGACATCGGTGAGTGCCCTGTTGAGCGTGGTCTAGTAGCTGTTGGTCCAGGTACAGGTGACTGTGACCCAGACGAGCAGATTGAGCGTATTTACGTTGCATACCGTGCACTTTCTATCGAGAGTGTTACAGTTTCTGCAAAGCGTGATGAGCCAACAATGTACGAGGTTTCGTTCCGTCTACTGCCAAATGATGATGCATCCTACGGTAAGATCGTAGACCGCACTATCCCAGCAGTATCGTAATATAACTTAACAACACAGGGTTACCCAGTCTTTTTAGGCTGGGTAATTTTGTTTTTGCGGTATACTTATAATATGGCAACAACAATATATAAAACAGGAAAAGTTACCTTAGTCGACGGTACAGAGATTGAGCTATCCCCACTAAAAATAAAATATTTAAGAGAGTTTATGGAAGCTTTTGAGCTTGTAAAAACTGCAGATAACGATGAAGAAGCAATTATCTTTTTATCAAACTGTGCTGCTATTTCAATGCAGCAATACCATCCTGAGATAGCGACAATTGCTGAGCTAGAAGACTCTATGGATTTACCTGGAATATACAAGGTTCTTGAGGTAGCTGCTGGAATTAAAATTAACGAAGAATCTAAAGATTCAG